AAAGGTGTGGTGCTTGGTGTTACAAGTGGTGCCACCCACTACCATGCTGCCTATGTGTACCCATATTGGGCATCTGATGATGAGTTTGTTTCTCTTGGTCAGGTTGGTGGACATATCTTTTATATTGACACCCGAAACTAATAGGAGTATACTGTGTCAGATAAACAGTTACAATCAGTTTATGAAACCTTGAACTCCCATATTAAAATATTAAAAGCTAGAGTCAGAGAAAAAGAAAAAACTATTAAAGAGTTAAGGAATGAACTTGCAAAAGCAAAACAGACAGAATCAAATACTAAATGGGTGGAACATGACAACAGAGATACTTGATTTTCAAGCTTATAGAGAGCAAAAAGATAATGTTCTTAGATTATCTTTAGGATATAACGTAGAGATATGGGAGGCAATGAAAGAGGCAGGGTACAACGTAAGGAGTAGCGCAGAGCGTGATCAATTTTTTAAAGACTTAGAGGATTTAGAATAATGAGTAAGAACCTTTGGCAAAAAGAGCGTAAAGAACTTTTTCGTTCACTGGTAGGACAATATAAGTCTGAGGGATATAACACCAAAGAGTCCAGAC